ATTCAATACCATCATAGGCAGTAATATAGTGTATTACATGTTCTTTACTAGCCTCTAATCCTTCAATTGTTCTAGGAACAGTAAAAGTTATTTGATTTTGTTTATATAGCTGTCCTGTTTCAATATTCCTAATATATATTATTTCTTTAGCATCGGCACTGAGGGTTATTTTGCCACTACCATCAGAAGTCTTTGTTTCTGATGTTGCAGTATGGGAAGAAATAACCCCGTTAGCTATTTTCCAATTACCTAAATATCCAGTTTCAGAAAATAACGTACTTCGTATTATAGCATTACTAAATTCAGCTAATCCATCATGCTTTATTTTCCAGCCAGACACTTCAGGAATATAATTAGATGTATATATTTCACCTTTAGAGGCTAATACTATATTACCATTAGCAATATAATCATCATTTATTTCCCATCCAGCAATATTACCCATACTAGAATAAAGAGTACCAAATATGGTAACATTATTAAAGTAAGCTGAACCAGAAGAGGCTATCCTCCAACCTACGCCTTCACTCCAACCTTCTTCATTACCAACTTCTCCTACTGTACCCTCTTCAAAGTCAAGAGTTTCAATACCGCCTTCAGGATAAAGTATTATATTAGTACCAGAAAAACTATCTTCATTTATAATCCAACCAGCAATACTAGCTTCATCTTTAGTAAACTTACTTAATACAGTACCAGCACCATCATAGAAAAACAATCCATTTTTATTAAACGTAGCTAATAGACTCTGTATATAATCTCCGTCTAACCCTAACGATTCTACATTAGCTATATCATAAATATACATACCATCAGGTGTTAAAAGTACTGATTCTGATTCACTTGTTATAGTAGCACTGCCTTCTATTATTAAGTTACCAACTATCTTATTTGCTGGTAATTCAGGCACTATTACTGAGAGTACTGAAGAGTGCATAAGCAGATAATATAAAAAGTTAGCTTCATATCCATAAATAAACTTAGAAGTCTCTTCATTAGTATCATAAGAGTATTCTATTGAAAGAGCGTTTGGATTAATTATAGCTAGCATAATAACAAAATTAGTACTGTCAGAATTATTTTCAGGTAATACTTCTTTTAATACTAAAGTTTTTTGGTTAGTATCTACATATATAATAAATGTACGTGAATAATCAAACAATTCTTCATCGTTAAATTTGTTTATTACAAAAGTTTTAGGTTTCCACTTAACACCATTGTATAAACCACCTTGTATACTAACTAAATAAGTGCTGCCCTGATCCACAACTTCAAAATCTCCAAAATAACCACTAGCAGGGGTAGTTATAGATGGCCCATCTCCTACAACTGTATTTGGTATCTGCATGGGAGCATTAAATACAGATCCTTGAAGATTGGTAGTTTGCTTAGAAATAGTATAGTTTGATATATCTACTTCCTGTTTTATTAACTTTGTAAATAAAGTCAACAAAGAATTATTCTGCATAATTACCCCTCAAAATTATTCTTATTATAGTCTATAATAAGAATATCGGCTATCTTAGATGGTACTTCTAACGTTGCATTAGATACATACCTGTCTCTATAAGAATTTATAAAAGTAGCTATTGATTGTGAATTAAAACTCGTATCGTCAGACGAGGCCATTAGATATGGAGTTATCTTCATTCTATCATTAGTATCACTTTTATTTGGGTTATCAACATAATCAGCAAGACTATACATATAAAAAGGATCTATAAAAGCTGTTAAAGACAATCTCTTGCCATTTCCAAGAGTATCAGATATCCACTTCACTACCCCCTCTAAATTACTAAAAGGATAAATCGTAGCATTAGTAAATGAAGTAGACTCTCTTAGAAGTTTAGAGTAATACACAAAAGTTTTTTTCACGATCTCAGAAAATTGTATTATTCCCCCAAACCCTCCTAAATTTGTTGAGCCAGCATTTAGAGCTAATCGTAGTACAAACGGATAAGTGCTTTTATATCTAAAAGTAGTCTTGCATAGAGTAGATATATTAGATAAAGAATAGGCATCAGTTAAACCATCTCCGGCATTAGGTACGCTGCCTACATCACAATAAGATACCTGATATTGTTTGGTAACTTGCCCGTCTGTATATTCTAAATAATTCTTTCCAGATTCGTAATCAAAAGTAATATTATTGCTAGACATTACAGGTGGGTAACCATGTAAAATAAATAAAGGAGTCTTAGGCAATATTTTATAAACAACAGAAGATCCATCATTTACAGCAGCCTTAATAAAAGGAACTAAAACCATAACATTAGAATATGTTAATCTACCTAAATCAGAATCTATAAAAGGAGTAAAATTCAAAGTATAAGTAGGGTTATCTTCTTCAAGACATAAATACAACCCTGTTTTTACAGATGTAGTTATAGAACTTCTAGAACTAGTCATATCTAACCCTGCAATATTAGTTAATGCACCATAAGTAATTAGTTCCCCAGTATCAGAAATATCTAAGCCACCAAGATAATAATTCAAATCTCTTATAACAGCATCTAAAGAGTAAGTATCGTTTAAAAATCCTTCATTAGCCAAAGAACCGTCATCTAAATATAACCCTTTAAATGGAATCCCATCTTTTCTGTATACTGGAGATACTGGAATCACTAAAAACCCACCTTCAACTAGACCATATTTATCAGAGCCTACTAATTGATACTCAGCTCTAAATTTAGTGTCTGCATCTAATTCATAAGGCACATAATACACATCTCCAAAATCACTGTTAGAAGAATCGAACCAATGAGAAACCCCTGCACCTATATCTGCTTGTATTATGGATGAGGAGTATTTCGGGCCTGTATATACTAAATAACCTTTTTTAAACTCCCATTCCACTGTTATAAGAAAACTACTAGAAGTAATCCATGTAGTAGTAACACGTATATTAAATACAACACCATTACTAGGCAATCCAGAATAAGTATGGGGGTTAGTTTTTAAAGTCATTAACGCACCGTCTTTACCATAATAACTGTAATTAAAGTGTATCTGATCCCCGTTCATAGCCCTTATGGTAAAAAAGTTCACATCATTAGCAAAATCCCAAAAATGAGGTACTGAATACCCATAGCCCCGCCTCAAAGACATGTTTGAAACTAACTTTGAGCTATCTACTATATTAATATACCCATCTACAGAGGTACTGTCTTTAAACTCAAATGTAATTCCTGAAGCTTCTCCAGCAGAATCACTAAGATTAGATAACACAGCCCCAAAATCTACTATAGTTCTCTCAGTGCGTTGAGAAAGGTCTAAAGTCATAGAGGACTTCTTAAATCGCTCCATATTTATCGTTCTACCACTAACGTACATTTTACCTGTACCAGTGGTATACGATTCATCCACATCAAGAGTAACAGGTTGATGTATCTGTATTAGATTAGAGTAAGGCATACTGATATTTATAGATCCAATATTAAAAGCATACGTAGCAGCTATATTTTTAGCTATATTCTCAGCAGAAGTTGTACTCAGTATCAGAGGACTCTCAAATACAAAATTCTTATATCCAAAAAGCTGAATAGAATTATCTACTGCTATAGTAGCTCCGTATTGCAAATCCAACCCATAAGGTCTTCCTAAAACAGAAATGTTGTTTCTAAGACTGGAATCGTCAAAGTCATAGAAAGCCTCGTATGTATTCTTTGAGTTTAATTCATAGTCTATTGCTGGCTCATTATAATGTTCAGAAGTAATTCGTAACATACAGTCTTTTGTTATCTCAGAATTAGTGTTATTTCTCTCAAATTCCCAAAAAAAGCCTATTAATTGTGACAGATTGTTTAACGTATCCATCATTAGTTGAAATGGAGGTACTTCATTGAAAAACCCATTAGATACCAAACTATCTGTATTAGGATAGTTGTTAGATATTGGAATAGTGATACTTTCTATGCTTGTAGGTATAGAAAATAAAGAAACTGTCTTACCACTATAAGTTATTGAATAAGTTGCAGTATCGGAAACCTCAACTCTAGTCAGAGTCAAACTGCTCAAACTATATGCGGGGAATAAATAACTATAATACATAATAGCTAGTAAATATCCTGCTATACTCCATCCATCAAAGAATGAAATCTCAGCACCGCTAGTTATTGCAGCCGAAACTCTAGTATCAAATAAGTAAGTACTAGCAGCCTGAGTATTAGCCCAAGTCATAAATGTAGATTCTGGTATTTTAAGATCGTTCCAACTATTACTGAGTTTATATCCTATATCTATAAAAGTGAAAGTAATTGTACTATCTTTATTTACTTTGTTTATTTCATAATCCGACAAATAGCACCAATAATGCTCTTTAGACTTCAAGTTTATTACTTTATCTAACTCTGCTAAAGTACTGGTTTCAGCATAATAAGAATTTAAAGCATCTATTATATCAGCATCGTTCTGATCTACTATGTCCACTCTATATAAGTAATTAGGACTAAGATCTGAAATACTAAAAAATGGTTGCGGTTCTACAGCCTTAGTAGAAGTAACCCCCTTATTTATAAATACTAACTCATCTATATTATACCCTTTAGGATACAATACCGATAATTCTTTTTCATATAAAGTATTACCCCCCAATGTCTGACCATAAGGAAAAGTTATATCTATAGAAAAAGAATTTTTCTCTTCTTCAGATATATTAGCTGATAAAGGTTGCCCAAAAAAAGCAGGAATATTAATAGAGCCGCTAAGGGTAGAAAAACTTACTTTACGAACAGCCTCAGACCAGTAATAAGTACCCCCATCTATAGTAGTATTAATAAGTATAGTAGCAGGAGAAGGTTGAGGCGTATTAGTTAGAGTGAATACTCTCAACAAAGAGATATCTTTAGTCAAAGATGCTGTATATTCTGCCATTATCTTAACCTCTTATATGCCTTATAGACCCCATCTTCAACAGCAGAAGCTACTTCATTAGCGTCCATATTAGCGGCATTAATTGATATGTTTACAGTAAAAGGTTCTTTACTGGTGGGCATATACATGGCTGTAGCGATAGGCTCTTCAGACAACTTAGTTGGATTAGCATATCCATATATAAAACCTTCAGGAGCCCCATACACAGTAGCCTTTAACGAATCTAGAATATTAGTCAGTGAATCTAAAGCAACGGTGTTCTGTCTAATAGCAATTAACTGTTGCTCAGTTATCTTTTGAGAATCTTTCCAAATCTCTACTAACGCAGCAAAAGCACCGAATAATGCAGCAATAACTCCTGCCCAACCACCTATGGCACCCAGAGCATTCATTACTGAAGCAACCCCCGTAGTCTCTCCCGCTAATTTTTGATACTTAATAGCTGTTTCATAACTTGCTATTCCTGCAACTAATGAATCTGCTACAACGCCTACCGATTCTAAGGACTTAACAAATATTTCAGCGTCTATACCTAATATCTCAGATGCTGAAGAAATACTACTTGCAATTGACTTGAACGAAGAACCTATAGTAGTTATGGACTCTAAAGCACCTTCCATATACTTCAACATTAATTCAGTTTTAGCATCTACATCTTCGCCTAACATTTTTCCTACAAAAGTATATTGTTCTAAAATACCTTTCCAGTCACCAGTTGCCTCATCTATATATTCTTTACCTACAGATATTCCCAACCGTTCTAACCCTGCAGGTTTTAACAGCATTAACATTGAATTCCAGTTTTGTTTTCTTAAATTCTGCAACACTTCTAAGTCTTCTGCTGTTAAACTGTTGGCAATTTCTTGCAACTGCTGTTCAAATTCTTCTAGTGTTTTAGGTACAGGCATCTCTTTCACACTTAATAGACCAGTCTTCATTCCAGCTACTAAGTCTAACTTAGACATTTCTGAAAAACTTTCTCCAGCAACAAGACGCACACTAGACATTAATGCGTCAGCTATTTCGCTTGTCTTACCAACAATGTCCATTCCAGATAATAATACTTCTAAATTAGTCTTACCAAAATCTATATTAGATACTTTAGTTCTAACAAGATCTTTTATTCGCTTATCATTAAGTTTTTCCATCTCATATATACTACTTAATAACACTTCACTAAGAGCAGCATCTATTACTTGCTGTGGACTCCATTCTTTTAATAAATCAGTATTAAATACTATATTTTTACCCATACCATAGCCTTGAACATGTCCTTTTAACCACTCAGGAACTAGGTCTTGCCTATCTGATAATTTAGCTATTATTCCGGAAGCTAAATTTTGCCATGCAGTTCTAAATAACCCTATATCAAAAATATCAATTACCCATTTCCACTTTTCATCTCCAAAAAGTACTTTAGCTGCAAACTTCTTTATTATATCCCATTGATCTGCTACAAGTTTCTCAGCTTGATCTCTAGCACCTTCAGGGATAGCCTTGTATTCATTAAGTAAATTAACTAAGCTTTGTGGAGTTACGTCTTCAACTACGCTTAATAAATTATCAGAAATAACTTTTTTATTAGGCTCACTTAATTTTGATATAAAACTAATTGTATTTTTAAATATAGAATTTATATCTAACTTACCAATAAACTTCTTAAACGCATCTTTATCTTTCAAAAATGCAAAAGAAACATCTATTAAATCACCAATAAAATTAACTGCGTCTATCATTAAAGACTCTGATAGTTTTACAACTTCTTCATTAGTCAAAAACTCCTTACCTTGTTTTGCAGAAATTGTTTGATTAAGACTTAAAAGTACTAAAGACAGCTCAGTACCTAAAGCTGCCGATCTTTCTATTATCCATTTTCCAACAACATTTCCTATAAAATTAGAGGTTATATCACTTAAAATATTAGCAAAACCAGAAAGTATTGGTAACTTTAGTCCTTTAAATTCTTTTGGTACAAACTCATCTATAATAGATCTAAATATTCTAGAAACATTAGATATAATTCTAGTACTAATAACTTTATTCATGTTTTTAACAGCATCCATTTCTAATGATATAAATTTTTTCATAAACTCTTGGTCTTCCATTAAAGAATCTGCTATCTGACCAACCCCATAGCCTATAATAGATGTGTTAGGAAGTAACGAAGTTACACTACCTATAGCAGTACCCATTGCCACTTGTCCTACAAAATCTTTAATAAATTTAGGAATTAACTCGGATAGGCTAGAATCTTTAAGAAGCTCCTCAAAAATATCTACTAATCCTGAAGCATAATCCTCACTACTTTTATAGAGAGCGTTCATCAAATTCATGTCTAATCCAGTAGCCGTTCCTTGTATAATAGCCCCTAAACTAAGTCCTGAAGACGCAATAGCTGCCCACTTCTCAGGATTAAATAATCCACCAATGAGCGTATCTACTATAAACGCATATAAATTATTACCGATCTCTGCTACTCTAGCAATCGCTTTTGGAATATCCATAGTCAAAATATTGCCTTCAGTCTTGCCTAATACTTCTCTATAAAAATAAGACTGAAAATCATTAAACTTGGCATAAGCCTCTAAAGTACTTATCAATTCATTATTTATTTTAGAAGCTAAGGTTTTATCACTTATTTTTTGAAATGCTCCAGTAGCTACGTCTCCTACATATAACTCTTCAGATAACATACCTATCTCTATTAATAATTTAGCATATTCATTAACAAAACCAATTAAATCTTCTTTACTACTAAGATCTAAAGTACTCAATTTTCTACTTAAATCAGCAGTTCCAAACTTTGAAGCTAAATTCATATAATTCATCATATCGCCCATTATTGATTCTCGACCAAACAATGCACCTAAAATATTTATAAAAGCTTGTGTTTTAGAAGTCACTTCTATAAAACTTTCCATAGATTTAAACCCTGAACTAGACAAAGTAGACATTGATATAGATGAATCAAGATTTTTTCTAGCCTCTCTAGCAGCTTTTGCTACTTGAGGTATAATATCAAATATAGCCTTTAGTTGTTCTGCAGTAATTGTCATGTCTGTTACTATAGATCTCCAATTTACGCCTAAAACAGCTTCAAAAGCACTATGTAAGGACGCATCTCCTAAATAAAGTTGCAACGTATCTACTACATCAGTAATAATTTTCATAGTCTCAGCTATACTCTCGTCTGGACTATTACTCAGAAGTACCTGTAACACTTCTCTTATTCTTTGTTTTCCTTCAGGACTAAATATATCTATTTCTCCTAATTGCTCTAAAGCTTCTTGCAACCCTTCTAATCCTTCAAGTTTAAACGTAGAACTTATAGTTTGAGCCACAAATTCTTTAACTTGCATTTCAGATTCGCCAGCTATTGCTATATATCTATCTATTAAATAATCTGAAAATGTATCTACTGGATCTCTTATTATCTTTTCATAAATACTACCACTCATAAATACTCCCGTTGAAACATCATAAACAGAAGTACTCAACCCTATGTCTTTAAAGAAATTTTTATCTTTTGACAATGCAGCAATATTATTTATAACTACTCTATATACGCCCTCTCCAAATGCTTGAGAAAGCATGTGAGAAGCAATAGTCATTGCCCCTTCAGCACCTTCAAATAAACCTTTCAATATTTCAATATTTTCTTGAGATATTTTATCTCTTAAGGAATCTATATCTCCAGTAAATAAGCTTACCCAAAAATCTTTAGAAGCTAATAATTTAGTATCAAAATTTTCAGATTTTAATATAGCTTTTACAGTAGACAGCTCTTGTATGCCTCTAGCCGTAGGTAGCATAAACGAATCCATTACCTGTAGTACTTCATACACTTCCTTACTTATCTTGTTAGCAAGCAAATCCATATCATTTTGAATATCTACTAACAACTTATAAAAACCAGAAATTTGATCTAAATCCCCTACTTCAGCATATTGATATAACTGTTCTAATATTATAGATAATGCTTCAATTGCACTCTTTCTAGTTGCGTCTTCGTCTGAAACTACACCTTTTTTAATATCATCTATTATTTGAGAAAATCCAATATCAGCAGTCAACTCTTTTCCAGTAGAAGCTTCGTATGCCGTTCGTACAGACTCTTCCTGTCTAATTAAATCTACTATTTGAGAGCTGGTAACTTCAAACTCATCTATTACATTAGCAAAATAAGTTATAAATAATTTGTTTAAATTACCATATAATTCCATCCTGCCCTTAGTTGAAAGATAATTAGCCTCTAGTTGCTTTTCCATTTGTGCTAAGAATGCAGTAGGATCTTTAGTAAAAAGATCTTTATTAGACAAATTAGCTATTTGTCTGTCATATTCTTTTTTTAACGTATCGTACCCAAAAGATCTACCTAAAGCTTCAATTTTAAATATATAAGGAACTAATTTATTAATATCTATTTCTTCTAAAGTTATTATAATATTATCCAACTCTTCTACAAAAGAAGATAATATTGTGTCACTAGCACTAACTCCTGCATCAATAAATTGCTCTATAATTGATTGTGCCATTGAAGCGTATCCGGGCGAATATCCATCTTTCAATGCTAAATCCGTAAATTTTTGATATAACTCATCATAAGTCATCCCATCTAAAAATTTCTGTAAATCTTCAAAAGATTGAGCTTCTTCATCTAATAACAATAAAATATTTACTAAATTTCTAGTAAATACAGCTTGAACAGCATCTCCAAGCGAAGTATACACTCTTTTATCAGTAATTATTTTTCTATTTTCCTTTAAAGCAAATGGCAATAAATCTGCTATAATAGATTTAATATCTGGTTTTATAACACCCTGACTTACAAGACCTTCAATAATATCTTCACGATATTTCTCCCTAATTATTGTTGTTATTTCTTGAGCTGTTAACGATGCTTTTCCCAGCTGTACGGGCAAAGCCCCTCCAAAACTAGGAAGTGCTACTAGCCCTGTAGCAGCAACTAGTTTAGCTGCTGCAGGCGCTATTGGTGCTGCCGCCCCAGCAGTGGCCGTTACTGCTGCTGCTACTGCGGCAGCGACTCCCACACCTACCATAGTTAACACTACTGTTTTTAACACGCTAGCAGTATTATTCCCTGCTGCTTTTAAATTTTCCGCAGCACTGTTAATACTAGATACCATAGACCGCCTAGAAATATCTTGCATAGCTAATATAGTATCTAATTGGTATGCAGGTGTTTTAGTTTCTTCTTTTTCACCAGACGAACTTAAAATACCTAAAATACCTAACGCACCCATAACTAAACCAATAGATTTTAATATTATAGACCTTACACCAGAACTAGCAACACTTTTAATTGCCTCATAACCCTTTGCAGCCGTCTGCCCTATACCCTGATTTACAGAAGACGTATATATATTAACTACTCCTGCCTGTATATTAACTACTCCTGCTTTTAAGGATTTACTCAAACTATCAAGTATAACTTTCCCAGTAGCAGTAGCTGCTGCTCTAGCTCTAAAAAAGCTAAAAGCTGTAGCCAAAGAAAGTGCTATCACGGCTTTTACTGCAGCTTGCATGACTGGAGAAAGTTTATTTAAAAACTTACTATCGAAAATAACATCAATAAACTCTACCACTGCAAAGAATTTTATAAAATCACCAGCGAATGTTAATCCTCGCCCTAAACCACCCAGACTCTGACCCTGAGCTGCTAACATTGCAGGTAAATTATTAAAACTCATTAATAGTGTTTTAAAAGCCTCTTTAGTTATATTAAACCCTGCGATACTTAACATTATAGGATAATTAACTATTGCAGTTTTTATACCTTCAATCAAGAAATTACCAAACATTAACCCAACACTTTGAATAAACTGTTTATTAAGAATAGCCTGCCCTAAACTGTTTCTAGAAACTACACCTAAAGTTTCAAAAACAGAAATAAATAAATCTTTCAACCCAAAAGTACCAGCGTCTTTTCCAAATATTCCTGCAAAGACATCCATTATAAATCTATAGACTTTGCCAGCTACCGTTGCTAATACAGAGTCAGCAGTTTCAAGCTCTGTGCCTAATGCGTCTATCAACATTTGTTTTATAGCTGCGCCTATTGAATTAAATATTTTACCAAATCTATAAGCTATTACTGTCCCATAATTTTCAGGTACTTTATCTGTATCTTCAAAAAACTTCGTCATAGCTTTGGCGTAATCTTTCCCACTAAATAGACCTCTGATAGCCTCAAAAAATACTTTAAAAGATTCAAAAACAACAGAAATATGATCCATACTATTTAAAACAATACCTAAATCATTAAACATCATGCTTATTAATTGAGAAAAAGCTTTAAGTGGAGAATCATCTTTTAATAATTTAAAAAATATTTGAATATAATCGCTTATAATTTTAATTATTTGTCCTAATCCTTTAAATTTATCTGCTACCGAAGTAAATAACTGTCCACTATTTTTAGCACTATTTATAAGTGCCATAAAGGACACTATAAACAATCCCATAGGTGTGAGTGCAACTTTTAATACTCCAGAAAGAGTAGCTATTGCAGCAAATATACCATAAAACAAAGTTAAGTGTTTTACTAAGATACTCAATGATACAGTAAAACCACCAATAGATACCTGACCTTCTCTAAGCCAGCCTAAAACACCTCTCATAACTAAGGAGATATTATCCAAATAGTACACTAAAGCATCTAATACTGACTCAGAGAAAGTTATTTTTAAAGACTCCCAAGTAGCTTTTAACTGATCTACTCTAAAAGCAAAACTCTCCTGCATCTTACTAAACGCAGCGTCCATAGACCCTGTAATATTATCTATACTATCGGTCTGAGCAAACTCACCTAACAAGCTAACATACGCTGCGTAATTATTCATCAGTGATCTTAGAACTCTTCTAGCTCTCATATCAAAGCCTAAACTACTCATCATAGCCTGTGTAGTAGCAGTGGAGAAACCTTTAGTGGCTACTATTAAATCTCCTAATATAGCTTCCAATCCTCTAAAATTACCTATTGAATCAAATACTTCAATATTCAACTTTTTCAAATTATTTATAATTCTAGTATCTGCTAATGATTCATACAGCCTAGCTAGACCAAATCCTGCCATTTCTGGACTTAGTCCTACCCTAGTAGCAAATGCCATAGTAGCATACATCTCATTTATCTGCTCAAAACTATCTGACAAAGAAGCTGCAGGAGCGTAAACTCTACCCATAACTTTAGCTAAATCTTCGTATCTTAAAATACCATATTTAACAGCAGCAAACTGATAATCATAAATTTTAGATAAATCGTCCATTTCTTTACCAAATGCATATATAGCAGCTATACCAGAATCTACAGCTACAGTAAGCGTAGTAACACCAGCAACCGATGCTTTTATAGCTACGTCAGTGAACTTTAATACATCATTAAATTCTACAGTAGCAGAAGCCATTTGATAAAATGCAGACGCTACATCTTTAGGCATACGTCCGTATTCTATTGCTAATGCTATACCTAGATCAGATAATAACTCACCTAAATCAAATGCGTTTACAGACCCGAATAATTCTTCAATAGAAGTTTTTAATCTACCAAACTTATCATCTAATTCTATTGCATTAATATCTAACAACTTTCCCTTTAATAACTCTAACCCTTCTCCCCACTCTTCATTAGCTAAAGCCCAAGTATTATATATTTCTCTATTATACTCTATAAAAGTTTCCAATACAGGTACAATAGTTTTAGCAAATAGCCAAATATTCATAAATTGCATAAAGAATTGATACTGAACCCACTCAAACGCTTTAAATACACCGCCTAACGCATTAGATACTTTTTGTAATAAGTTAGATATTAATGTAAATGGAGACTTAATCAAATTAAATATCATTTTAACTGCAGATTGAGCTATTACTCGTATTCTTCCTATCCAAGACGCTATAGTACCAAAAGCTCTAATAATAGATTGAGTACCTTGCAAAGTATGAGCAGTAATACCTTGATTCATTATAGCAGACATTTGTTTACCAATCATATCTCTAAATGGATCAGTAGCAGTTTTAGCAGAAACAGTAGCTTCTTTAACAACTTGTTCAGGTTGCTTTGGAGGTCTCTTTTTTGCCATGGACATAGCCCCCTGAATGGCATCTAATTTTTCTATAGGGGTTTCATTTAGTAGTTTATTAAATTCTTTCATTTGTGCATTAACTTTTTCTAATGCACCAGCAAAATTATTAACTTTTGTTTGGCTAAACATATTTTTTAAAACTCGATTAGTAGACTCAACCTGCCCTCTAAACTCGTTAATAATACCTGTAATTTGACTTCCAAACTGTTGAAACTCTTGTTTGGCTTGCTCTCCTTGTAAAACTATATTAACTACTAAACCACTAGGTGCCCCAAAGCCTTCCATAAGCTACTCCTACTAAAGCAATTATACGTCTTGATTTTTACTATCTTCAATCATTTCTGCAAATGTCCTAGAGTCACTAGATACTCCTGTAGAATTTCCAGACTTAGACTCTTTTTTATGCTTTTCAGCCATCGCATTCAACCAATGCTTATACTCAGACTGAACTAATTTTAATTCCCTTATAGAATAAAGGGGCTGGTCATACCAACCCCCCGAATAAGGGAGAATTAGTATATCTCCGTGTTCCGCACTTAACATCGAAAAATAATCTAATACCTTTCCCCCATACTTCCTATACTTACCTAAAACATCCTCTATATACTTACGTCTAGCAGGATCTAAAGTCGGTAAACTACCATCTAACTCAAACCTAAGATACCTGTTTATTTCTCCTGAGAAGATGAGGGAGGCTATTCCCCCAAGTCCTCCTCATCCTTCTCGTCCTCTGCCTTAGCCTTACCAGACATTCCATAAACTTCCTTAACCTTAGCCAAAAGCTTGTTAATAAACTTAGAATTAAATTCATTAAGAATAACAATAAAATCATCAGTCTTCAAAGGAGGAGTAATAGTAACTACTTCACCCTCTTCAATAGAAACTATTTCCTTAACTACCTTAGATAGCAACCACAATTCTGTTTTAAAAGCTTCTTCTTTAATTTTAACAACTTCCTCACCCTTATAAACTATTGAATCAGCCATCTTCTGAGTATATCTAGTGTGTAAAGAATATGTTAAACTATCTAGAACTTCTACATACTCTGGAGTCTTTTCATCCACAAAATTAAACTCATCATCAAAATACAATCTAATTACACTGTCTTCTTTGGCTCTAATAGACATACGTATTACCTCCCATTTAAATTAATTAAAATGTGTATTCAACCATTGCTGTGCCGGTAGAACTGTCCATTAACACATAGTCTGCCGCTGCTTCCGTATTAACATATTCTAAATGAATAGGATAAACAGTTCTGCCACTTAAACTTCCAGACGGATCAGCAGTAGCTTGGAAATCAATCCTGTACGCCACTTTTCCCCTATCAGCTATATCATGCACAGGCTGTGTAGTATATAGATTTCCTAATGTTAACACATAATGCTCATAATCTGTATCTCCCTGTTCTGGATCAGTAGTATCCATAGTTTTAAATATTTTAATTTCAATATCACCAAAATATGTACCAACATCCATATCACGCAAAAATGCATAAAGTGCATCAATATCAAGATCAGATGTACTTGAATCTGGCATCAATAATGTTAATGATCCAGTAACTGAAAACTCTCCTGATAAAATAGCCAGCCTACCGCTTGCATTAAGTGCATTGGTATCAGTATCTAGATTGTTATTAATAGTAAATTCTATTCCAGTAATATAAGGCATAAGATTAAATGAAGTGCTTAACCCGCCTGATCCTGTCCAAACTACATCATTATAATGCGTTATAGCAGTTCCTATTCTTATTGGACATATAGGAATTTGTGAGGCCGAATATGTAACAAAATTTGATGCAGTAAAATCTTCACCTGTTTGATCTGTGTTAAGTTTCTTTCCGGCCCAATCAATACTAGCAGATAATAGTGCGTTTGACGAAAATGCCATTCTTAGTGAATTAATGACACAGTTATCGAATTGATAAGACATATCACTAGAAGATCCATGCTGGATATAAATACTAAACTCAGGCAAATCTCCATCCGAGGGGACAATTTTCCCCGGAACATTTATTTCTGCTCCCAAAGCCCCTATCTCTTCATGCTCAATAACTTCACCTAACGCTCCGTACATTAGCCACAAAAAATTACCTATTGTTACTTCTGTATCAAAACTACCATCACCAGCTCTATTCCCTATGCATCCAATGCCTCTTGATCTTCCACCAGCAATAGCGTTACTGTTTATAAACTCACCAGTAGGATTGAATGATTCTGTAGTAAATGGCAACTCATATTTAGTAGTAGTATCTACAGATTGAGTACCTCCAGACACACTATTAACACCAGCAGCACTTAATCTAAATGCTAGGATAGAGCCTCCACCCTTTATAAATTCAGCCATAATTAATTACCTCCCCCCCTCCAATTATTAACCAAATTATGGTGATACTAACGCTACCATAGTAGTAGGAATATACATGCCCGCTACCAACTTCACCGTCATCGGAGGAGTCGCACCATCCTGTACTGCTTGAAAATCTACTCTAAAAGCAACTTTATTTCTATCAGTTATATCATGCACAGGCTGTGTAACATATACATTTTGAATACTGATAGCATCTACATCGCCTAAAACCCCTATTAATATATCTCCGAGTTCGTCTCCAATATCAAGACTTACAAGTTTAGTAAATAAATCCCCTGATCTTGGAACTAAAAAAGTTATAGACCCAGTAATAGCAAGTTCCCCTGTAATTACAGAAAGCCTACCACTAGCATCAAGAGCATTTGTATCTGTATCCAAATTATTAGCAATAGTAAATTCAAGCCCAGTAGCATAATCCATAACATCAGTACCGCCAACAGTCAAACTTGTTAATGCCGCAGGGCAAAGTAAGGTATTTGCCGTACTAAGTAAAAGTTGAGGAGTCGTGGTTGGCACAGCCCCACTGTGAACACTCCAACTAGTACCGGCCATATCAATAGATGCAGTCAGTATTCCATTAGAAGTAAAAGATACTCTAAAATTATTAACTCTTTGATTAGCATACTTATATATCATATCATTTGTAGAACCATGTCTGATATATACGTCATATACAGGTAAATCATCTATAGAAGGGGTTATTGTACCGGTATTTGCATTACCAGTATAACTACCTAATGCAGAATAGAATAATATACCAAAATTTTGTTTATTAAACTCTGTATCAAAACTACCATCACCAGCTTTATTACCTATACAACCTATACCTCTAGATCTTCCACCAGCAATGGCATTGGAACTAATAAACTCTCCAACTGGATTAAAAGACTCTGTGGTAAAAGGAAGTTCTGCTATAAAATTTATTGCATTACCTGCACCATCTTCAATAATATTTAAAAATAGTGAAGAACCTCCACCCTTTATAAATTCAGCCATAATTAAATTCCTCCCGAATTATTTAACAATAAACTATTGATGATGATCTCCATAACAATTTAGTTTTATTATAGCTAACTTGAAAATTATCATCAAATTTTGTTCTTAATGTAATACATTTTGCTTTCAATGATCGTATAGACCCTATAACTGTACCTAATCTTTTATGTTCTGCTTTAACAATATCCCAATGTTTAACAGGAACAGGTAGCTGAACTAACTCACGGCTAGCAGTAACCGCTTAACAACCAGCTTAGTCTCAGAATCTTAGTTCTTAATATCTGTTAATTAGACTCCTAAGATTAATCGTCACTTAGTTGTTCTAATGTTACTTGAATTGCAACATACGCCATATCGTTATCTTCTCTATAGTATCTTCCATAGATACTATTTATTTTAAAACATATCGTATTTATTGTAACATAATCATCCAATACTTCAAAAATTTCATATATATTTTCAGCATCTCCCCATAAAGAAATATAATCACTCTCAGATCCACAAGTTTTTTCAACAACAATATTTACAATAAATGTTTTATTGACTCTCCGTAAAGACGTTGGTGTAGAATTATATATATTAGGAAATACATAATATACAGATGCAGTACCAGCTCTTCTATAAGGAATAGCCTTTAATACTGTGCTGCCAGCTACCTTGGAACTTACCAGAGTATGTATTCCAGAAATAACATTAGAATAAGTCAATTCTTCACCGCCCTTGCATTAACTGGTATTATACGAATCGTTCTTATTTTACTTTCTACTTCTTGCTCATAAATTATATCTTTAGATGCACAATAAGTATGTAAATTAGTAAATCCAGTACTTAATGTAAATACTTTTTTATGAAATAAATTTCTAACTTCATGAGCAGCTTCCATAGTAGTTACATAATCAGTACTAGAAACATATATATAAACCATAAACAATTCAAAATTATTGTCATAATAATAAGTATCCTTAGATACATTTGAAGAAATCCAAACATATAAAGAATCTGTAGTAATATCAGGAGTACCAAAAACTACTGAAGGGTACTTAGTTTTTACTTCTGTATAAATCTTAGCTAACATTACAGATTCAATAGTGTCTGCCATATACTCCCCTTATCCAAAGAACGTTGTAGGATACCATACATAAATAGAAGGTATAACTCTATTCTCTACAAAGTCGCTACCTAAAACATCAGCATATGCTTCTCTAAGTGCTGGTCTAATATAAGGAACTCCGTGCATGTACTTCCACCTGCTAGTACCAAACTCTATATACCCAGCGTAAGGTTGCGTAGCATAGGCTAGTATTTGAATAGAGCTAGGCGAAATCAAAGTCTTTACACCTATAGAATCTCTCAACCTACCAGTATCAACTAGAACTTTATCCTTAGCAACTTTCTTAAAAATTTCTCCACACTCAGTTAGTTTAAGCCCTAATGTATATATCCTATCTTCAATAACATATGTAGCACCTAAAGCTTCTGAATGGTATCCGCTGTACTTAGGAGCTGTAGCATTATAATTAGTATATACCTTAGATATTAATTTCACTGCTTCACCAACAACGCCATATAACCAAAAGGCTCTAATTTAGGCTTTATAACATCGTATACATCAGATCCTATATATAATTTATCTCCATCTAATAATGTAACCGTAGCACCTGCGTCTGTATAATCATTTACATAAGCATCGTAATAATTTTTAAATTCTATGCCCTCAATAGTTAACTCTTTTGGAGGATAACGTCTAACTTTATAAGACATACTAACTGAAGAATACACTTTAGACAACGTGCCTAATACAGTCTGCCCTAGTGAATTTGTAGTAGTAGAGTACCTATAAACATCTGCTTTATGACCATAGGTATAATTATGTTGTCTTATTAAATTATATGCAGATGTTAATGCTCCCATATCACCACTCCGTAGTAAAAGGATAATTAATAATATCCGAAGTATTTTTAAATGAAGGTACATCGTCTCTAATATAACCAACCTGTGGAGATATAGCAGACAACGCTTCTAAATACCTTTCATAATAAGTTTTATAACCTTGCTTAGATGACTTACTCGTATCATAAGTAACTTTCATAATTCCATTATCAACAGACTGTATTGTATCCTCACTGTAGTATAGACTAAGCGCTCTTAAAGACATAAAATGACATAAAAGATACGCAAAAGCTTCTCCATGAATATCTGGTATTGTACATTCTGTAGTACTAAATTTGTGAACAGTATAATAATACATATTAATATCATCATATCCTATTGGTGTATAAAACTTTAACTTATTTAAACTAGCTATAAATTCAAAATTAGTCAATTCATACTCATAACTATCTATACTAACTGTACATTTAATATTAGAAGAGTAAACTGGTTCGTCTAAAACTATTTCTGTTTCTCCTAAAACATCTTCATAAGTTTCCTCTATCATGAGAGGAAACTTTTTAGAATACATTCGCAAAGCATAACTAATAATACCGTCAGGCGGGGTAGAATACCCCTCCTGAACGGTAACAATAGCTAATATCTCCGCCCTAGTCATTTTATTACCTTAATACCTTACCCTTTGCAGGGATAATATACTTTCTACCATTTTTAAAAACAACTAAAGGTCTTGAAGACATATTATAAATATATTTTTCACTATCTTCTATATCCACAGGCTTACTAGAACCTAAAACTTTCTTAGCCTCAGCCTTACTTATAAAATTAACTTTATCAAGAACAACATCTTCTGCAGATGTTACTAAGTCTTGAGACTTTGGTTTAGGACTTGCACTTTTCTGTTTAGGCATATACACACGTACCTCCTTTGTATTATTACTCTTTAAATATTAAAAATTAAAGAGAGCTAAGAGTTATCTTCTTCCAGCCCGTGCTATCTTCCGTATCATCAACTGCAATATACAAATAGCTTGCATCCCACATTATAGTACCAGCAACCGCAGGAGTACCATCAGCACCATCTACCAGAGTCTCGTCATCCCACTCACCATTTACACAAGTTGTAGTAGTAGCTATTTCATTACCTGCATCTCCGTCATCATCCGCTTCTACATCCATAGTACCATCTAGATTATCTGTAGGAGTATAGGTACCGTCACCGCTAAGAAGAATCGCTGCCGCCAATGCAGCTACTGCCTCTATATTAGTAGCATCAGAACCTCCTGACATATACTCTACGCCTTCGCCCCAAGTAGCACTAGGCGAATCAGTAGAAACAGCAACAGCATTACCAAGACTGCCATCAACAGCTCCCGCAGCATCCGCAGTAACTACAACAGTATCATCATCTCCATCAACCGCAGCAACATCAATAGTGTTATGAGTTTCAATAGCCAACGCCAACGCAGTAACACATGCAGCAGCAGTAGCATCTGCTCCACTAACAAGGTGTTCTGCCCCCCAAGTAGCGCTTGCACAAGTTGTAGTAGTAGCTATACTATTATCAGCAAATCTGTGATAATCACCAGTAACAACTACTGTATTACCCGCACCATCAACTGCACTAAGAGGCTGTGTACCGGCAGCTTCTATAGCAGCAACGAGAGCTATTACAGCAGAAGGGGCGTCAGTATTAGCACCAACAAATACCTGTATATTACCTTCAGTAACTGTATCATTAGTATCGAACTCGAATGTATCATCACCAATAACAACAACTTCGCCATCAGAAACACCATCAGAAAAACTCAACGTTCCTGTAGCAGCAGTAGATACTAGGGAAAGGTCTATAGCTATATTAGTGCCACTAGCAGTGCCAGTCGTGGTAGCCTCGTAAACATCCTCACCAATAGTCACTGTTTCCCCATCAAGCATAGATCCGCTAATAATAAGAGTAGCAGTAGCCTGAGTCTTAGTACCTCCACTAATGTCTACAGCAATATTACCTTCTTCAACAGAAGCATCCGCATCAAATTCATATACATCAGTGCCTATTGTAACCGTCTCCCCATCACAAACAACACCATCTATAGTAAGCAATCCGGTTGCAGCCGCTGTCTTAACAGGTGTATCACTTACAAAAGTTCCTATCCATTCTCCAGAATCATTTATAACCAGTATAGGGGCCTCATTAGGCCCTACCTCAAGCCCCTGTAATGATCTCAAAAGTGTAACTATACTAGTGGCCATATTATAACCTCCAAAATTTAAATAACTAAAAGGGGAGCGATAATCCCCCCTTTTAGGTTAGATCTTTGCCGAATAAGCAGATATTATAACTTTATTATCAGTTGGAGCAGCATAACCACTAGAAGTAGCAACAGCACCTGTTTCAAGATCAATGAATATAGTGTAATCGGCAACTGTAGTAGGAATACTCTCAGTTCTGCTATCCCAAGTTTCTATAGTAAGAGAAGTATCTCCATCTCCATCTTTACCCGTAAGCGTTTCAGTAGGATGTACGGGGAAATGAGCCAGCGTACCTTTGCCATCAGTAAGAGTTACAGTTTCAGCAGTATAATCGTCAAAAAGAATAACTCTAGCAAGAGCTTCACCAATATATACCATCATGGCTGTTCTGGTTCTTACGACCCATTCTGATCTATCATATTCCCCATCATACCCACCTGCTCTGTATTCCATAGGAATATAAACACCATAAACTCCAAATACCTTCTTTTCACCAACAATCATCATACCACCAGTCATATTAAGTGAACTAAATACCTGAAGCCCTTTAACCTTACCAACTTCTCCCTGAAGAGCATTGTCGCCTGCAGACTTATACCCTGCAATTCTAACAAGATAGTTTTCCATATCAGGAGAAATAAGAGCAAAATCAGCATTAAACTTCTGCTCTGCAACACATACTACCGCAGAAACTATTGCATCATAAAGCGTTTCACCGTACTCCATAGACGGATGAAGTGTGTACCAGTCTGCAGGAATATTTATGTCCCACCATACGTCACCAGCAGCAGCACCAGCAACCATAGCATCTATAAGAGCCTCATCAATCTGATTAGCAATATCCTTTATATCATACTCAATAACTCTCTGAAGAACAGGAAGACCTGCAACGTTAGCGTCCTCAAGAGCTTCAGAAGTAAGAATAGACCTATAAGCCCTCTTAACAGCCACCATAGGAAGATTGGTTGTGCTTATCTTCGTTGTGGTAATTCTGTTATTTTCATCAACCGTAGCAACGGTAGACTCCTTTGTAAAAGTAAGTTTCGGAATCGCCCATGCAGAAGCTGGCATTCTCATAACTTCATAAAGATTAAGAGAAACTATCTTAGCATAAATAACTGGAATAACTCTCTTAGCAATTGCCGTTGGTTTTATAGAACTAGTATCTGTAGTCAGATTGTATATATTAGACTCAGACATAAAATAATTATCTTTCAAAAGTTCAGATTCATTTTCCATACCAAATTCTTTTAGCGTAGTACCGATTAACTTAATAACCTCTTTATCAAGCCTTACCATAATTAGTTTCCTCCCATATATTTGACATCATCGTCTGTCAAGAGTATTCCGTACTCCTCAAACAAATTAACTGCCTCTTCTTTGATTGGATTTTTTACGTCCAATTTCTTACCATCGACAACATCACCCTTGTTAAGTATAGCTTCTTTAGCAGTCGTAGTTATCGTAGCTTCTCCAAACTCACTCAAAAGTTCATTATAAGACTCCACAACTTTATTTACTTCAGCTGCAAAAGCATTTACTCCAGCACCTATATCTTCACCTAATTCAAAAGTTACTGCTTCTATATCAGCCACTATTTTACTATAAATCTTCTTATCTTTCCAAGGATCAAACTTATTAATAGCTTCAGCAAGTATCTTAGTAGCAATCTCCTTGGTATACTTATTTACATTTTCCAATAAAGATTCATACATACCTTTCCAATCAATAATATATTCTTTAGGTTTATCTTCAATTTCTTCAACTTCTTCTTCTACTTTAGTATCTACAATATCTTCAATCTTATCTTTAGTATCTTCTATTTTATGCCCATCTTCTTCAACTTTCTCTTCAGGTACTTCAACATTTTCAACCTCAGGTTTAACATTATCACTTACATCTATATCATTAGAAGATGTATCTTCAACTTCAGTATCTTTAGAAGTATCTACAATATCTTCAATATTCTCTTTAAGTGCCTTTTCGAGATCTTCCATTTCAACTTCCTCCTCCCTGTTAAATGCTGTTTCTAACAATTCCAACTCTTCTCTAGAAACAGACTTTACTTTTGCTACTGGAATACCTGTTCTTGTAGCAACAAAATCTATACCAAAAAACTCTGCTTCTATTATAGACGTATAAATAGCATCTTTAAGTTTAGCCTCTTTCAACTTTATCGGCCAATACCTTACAGACACTCCCTCCAACATCTTATCTTCAAGAAGAGTAGTAATGTCCTTAGCCGCAGCAGTCCTAGCCATCTTAGCTTTAAACCAAGCTAATTTAGTTTCAGTATCATACCTAGCCTCTAATACTCTAGCTACAGTAGAAAGTGTTTCATCTGACGGCCAATGATTAGTCCACATAGTAATTATATTTTTATTGCTGTTAATTTGCTCTACAAAATTCTTTACTATACCTTCAGAATAAAATCTATTATTTTTAGAAATGACATCACCTTTTAAAAACACGCCTTCTATGTAAACAGAACCATCCGCAGCTTCTTCAACTTTAGAAATTTCAGTAAGAAATTCTTCAGTAATAAACTTAGCTTTCTTATTTATTTCTACTTCAACAGACATACTTTATACCTCACTTAGCAATATCCTCACCGCCATCCTTCTTTACTGGAACAGCAGATCCTATAAGCTGTAATTTAGCAAACTCTAGAAGTCCTATAGCTTCCTGCAACTTAACTTCCTTTTCCATACCTTCAATAAACTTAACAATAACATTCCCATCCTCAGATACAACTGCAGCTATACCGTACTTTACCTTAATATCATTTTCTACTTTCTTCTCAACATCTGACATAATAACCTCCTAAAATATATGATTACTTTTCCACAGGTTCTATACCTGCAGCACTCTGTAATTTAAAACCGTCTACAACATCTTTCCAGTCAATGCCCAATATGTTAGACAGTACAGGCATTGGGAAATTGTTATACTTATTATTCAATCTAGCTACTATTTGTGAAGCCTCCAATATGTCCACAAGACCAGTGTTATCATTAGTAACTTCAACATAAAAATCATCAGGGTCTATATTATTAAGTATTAACTCAGTAACTACTAACTGCTCAGTGTTATTAATTCTTTCCTGTTTTAATACGTTAAACAATCCTTTAAGAAACTTGATCTGTATATCCATAGTAGCCCTATTTACAGACTCTCCAGTACCTATAAGTCCCGGAGGCACTAATAATCCTATTTGAAATAAATCATTAAAATATTCAACATCATCAACATAATTAAAAGTATTACCATCAGAGGCAACGCTCTTTACATCCCATCTACCATTAGAAAAAATATCTAATGAGGCTCCAGAATTATTGGCAATAGCTTGTTTTATTTGCCGAACATATGCACTTATTTCCTCGTCTGTAGGCAACGAAGCTTGCTCTTTCATAGACTCAGGTAGATTAGAAAAAGACGGAAAGTGAAATCGAGTCTGAACTGATCTAGTCTTTCTAGAAAGCATCATAAAATTCTCTATCTGCCTAGTTATGGCACTAACATTCATCGTATTAGCAAAAAGCCCACTTCCAATGTAATCATCAGACAAAAAAGAAAAATGCAATACTTGATGTGGTAACAATGCCATAGGATTAAAGTATTCATTTGTATAGTATAGCCACCTCTCTATAATTCCTTTCTTAGAAACATCAGGAAATACTTTTTCTAATGGTAAACTTTCTAATGATAAAATATTATCAGAATCATAAACTATTTCATAAAAAGAATCTCCATATTTAACAGCTCTATAAATACCATCAAACATTATTCTATTCAAATCAATTCTAAGTAATAGTGAATCTATTATACCTTTATACATTAATTCAAAATTTAATGTTTTTTTAGCTTCTAATAATATCTCTTTAATACTTTTATCCGAAACATTATCAATTAACTTTTCTATTACCATTGTAGTTAAAGACTGCTCTTCCATCATAGCTAATAATTTACTAACTATATCTTCTCTTCCATGAACATACTTTAAAACAGTCATTATATCTTCCAAAGGAATAGCATTTTTAGGCAATACCCGTATCTTGTACTTATCTGACAATGCAGCAGAGGTTATTAATGAAGTAGCCTTAAATAAACGAGAGTCGGCAGACAATAATTTACCAGTTTTAGAATCAATAGTAGTAATCCTGTTCAACCATTTCTCATTTATAGTAGAAATGTCAAACTCAGACAATCCAGTCTTCTTATTTTTAGAAATATAAGACCTATCATAAAGTTGTGAATTATTAAAAGTATCACGTCTTCTTTCCACTATTATCTCCCAACATCAAAATAATCTCTAAGAAAATCAACATCAAAACTATCATCATCTACCCAAAACATATCTCCATCTTTTTTCACAATTCCATCAGTTGAATCCTTAACTTTACTTAAATCATCTTCATTTATAGAAGCTATACCAGCAGACAAATACCCTAATGAAACTGGAGCAACTTTAGTTATATAATATAACGCAAACGCTAAAGACATTACAGTATCATCGTGCCGTCCAACAGAAATTATCTTACCGTCTTTATTTAAAAAAGCAGACAACTCTTCCACAAGTACAGAAACGTATTCCATAGTATCAGGACTATCTTCATTAGCAGGTATAATAATCCTCTTTTTTTGAAATTCAAAATTTAAATTAGCCAAAATAGAGTTCTTAGTATATCTATTAGTGTTTATAGTCTTAATAAAATGACCTTTTCGCTGTAATACCCTAACTATTGCTATTTGCTGCCCTGTATCTTCTGCTACTATAACGTCTGCCTTATACCTTCTAGTCATATCGTCTAAAATATCACTTATAATTAAATCATCTACGCCTTTAGCTCTCCAAACATCAACAATTCTAGCTGATGAACCTACAAGAGATACTACTGTTATAACTGTAAAGTCTGCTCTGTGGGCTTCACTAAATGCAAAATCTACTCCTATGACTGTAAATCTTGAATCTGGTGCTGAATCACCTAGCTTGGATCTAACCCTCATAGCTTCGTTAATATACTTATATTTAAAATAGGACATCTCTGAAGAAACAGGTCGCAACATTATTTCTCTTTCAAACGCATAGTCCCCTATCTCTGCTTTTAGTGCTAATAAGTCTTCTTTAGTCCAGTACTCTTTCCAAAAAACCTCGCCTTCATCATTCATTCCGGGATATTCTCTATAAACATACCTAGCGTTCTCTTTTAGTTCTGAATACAAGTCATCGGATGATATAGGAGTTCCTACTATAATTAATTTACCTTTATTTGGAGGAGGCATTGGAGAAATAACGTTGTAAAAATTAAACTTAATCTGTAATGGTGTTGTGTTACTACTCTTTTCATTGTATATATCATCTAAAATAATTAAATCAGGATGCCTTCCACGTTTAACTGATCCCACACCCATAGCAGACACTTCTATACCACTGTTTATACCTTCTACCGGAGCAGTCTTGAACCTAGTCTGCCCCCATACGCCCCTGCTCTGTAAATAATTGAGCCATGGGTTATTCTCTATCTCTTCTTTAATTAAACCAACCCTTCTCTCTGCTTCACCCGTTTCATACGAGATAATAAGTATTTCAGTCAAATCTCCACGAAACATTCTCCACAAAGGATAACAAAAAGAGAAAAATACAGACTTAGAACTGGTACGATGAGCTAAAAAACATAACCTAGATCCAGAATTTAAATCATCTTCCCAAATAGCATAATGAGCAGGAACACTATAACCTAAAATATTCTTTATAAAATAGGGTAAAGACTCTAATGCTGACAACATCATTTTAGCTTGTTTGACTGGATCATCAGGAACTGGTACTGGTGTTCTTACTACATCTATAATTGTATTAAGTTTCGGCATCTTTCAGCCATCCCTTTAATACCTCATAAGCCTCTTTATTATAAAAATCAATTCTACCAAGAACCCACTCATTACACTTTATATAAATAACATCATAAAAATCAGATGTATAACCACTTCGTATACCATTAATAATCTCTTGATTATAGTCAACATAAATAGAATTTAAATCTATTGAAGCAACTTCAAAATTTCCAAACATTACTCTATTATCATCTAACAAAGCCATGGAATAAAAAGGTATGTCTATTAATATGCTAAAATCATCTAATAATTTTTTTATATTTGAAGGAATATTATCTTTCAATGATTTATAAAACTTAATAATTACAAATCCTAAAAGATCTCCTTTATACGCAAACGATGCTAACCTCACATGAACTACCCCTCTTTATCAATATCTTTAATTATCCCTCTTAATTGCCTAACAAACTCAGGAGTCAACACTGCATTATCCCCGAATCCACTAGATGAGAATTTAGATTTTTCTAAATCAAGTCTATTAGAATCATTAACTACCCAAGAAACATCTCTTAACAACTGTCTTATTACATTCGCTAACGAAGCCAAAGCATTTAAACTATTTATAAAATCTTTTGCTTCCCAAACATCCTTATTATTAGTTATCTGTTCATGAATAAATTCCAAATCCTTATCTAATATATCTGAAAGATTGAGCAGCTTTCTTTTAACAAGGTATTCTAACATAGCATCATTCTCTCGCATTTTATTCTCTAATTGAGACTGGTTGAACTCGTCTTTATAAAGAGATACTATTCGTTTAAAATCCTCATCAGCAATATAACTCTCAAAATCAACCTTGGATAGTCCTAACTTTTCTAATATAACAGATCGAGGAACATCCATAGCCAACATCAAGGCAAGCTTCTTCTCAAGTGCAAAATCAACCTTAGCTAACACAAAAGTCCCCTCCTGACTAATCTACATCTCACTTATATACGCCAAAAAAATCACGATTTCTGTTTACAGCCATGTTACAAATGTAAATTCTTTGTAACATTATGTAAATTTTTTTACTTTGTGATTTATTTCACGCAATGGTTATAGGATTTAAGGAATTTTTTTTTGACTAAAAATCGTCAATTTTCAGCAAAATAGGAAGTAGGGGTTTTCAAAAAAAATCCACTTGTGATATTAAAAGTAGCTTCAATCGGAACACACAGACAACTGTACTAGCTCATTAAAATCACTAATATTGCTGTAATAAGCAATAATCCTGCAAGACAGCTGATTTTTCTGCAAAATAGACTTTTCAGCTAAATTTTGATAAAATTGGACATTTTTAGCTATTTTTACTGCTAGGAGGTATGGTTCTTTATTTACTGCAAAGAGTTACAGCTATTTTTTTAAAAAAACTCTAATATCCTATTAAAGCTGTATGTGACAGCTGTATAGCTTATCACTGCAAGATAGAGAGTTTTACACCTTTAATTTTTCTATATATTATATACTTTCAGATCTTTAATATAAGACCTGAAAGGATTGGGAATTTAAAAAAATCAAAAGTCAAGAGTTTTAACAGGCTTTAAAAGAGCCTTTGAATGGGATCGTATAAGGCAAAAAAAGGCCAGTACGAGCTTCTAAGAAGACTCTTGTTGGCAGAATACGACCGCTCAGGTCGATTTTTTTCTATTACCCTATAACCGATTGTGAAAGTCATCACAAAATACTAGGATAATTAAAATTTTTATAAATGCAGTAGTCAAAGCCCCATCTAAAGCCTAACACATCAATTATGTAATAGAACGTCTATAATAGGCATTAAAAGCCGATGAGAGAGATTCACCTTATAAAACACATCAAAATTAGGTCGTCTATAAAAAGTTAACGTGGTTGTAACATACTAGGTTATGCTTTCATGCTATACTATAGATGAAAACATTTAATTAGGAGGTCCTATATATGGAAAAGAAGATTATTGAAACTATCAAAAAAGATCTACCAAATACATTTATCTATGCTGACCGGCTCACAGTAAAGAACACGGGGGGGCCTCTAACAGTTGGGCACAGGAAAGCACTTAGTTCTCGCCTTAATACCTTGTATAATAAGGTAAAAAACAATCCTTATACTAAAGCAGTCTTTAACGCATACTGGAGAAAAGCTATAGGAATTAATCCTAATAAAATGAACAAAGACCTCTATCCGATAGTCAAAGATATTTTAGATTTTAAATTGGATACTGACAATCTTGATATGTTTAATGCTCAAGTAATTACTAAAGAGATAATTACATATAACGATATTAATGTTCCTATATATAATAATGAAAATGTGCTGTATGTTGGTATATCTGATATGTTTAAGATTGGAATAGACGTTAAAACTATTATACCTGTAATAACTCACTGGGGGAGTCACAGATTTAATGACTTAAACTCTCTTGAAATGGCTGTAGAGACTGGCAGCTCTTTTTGGAAATACCTTAATAATCTTTATGGAGTTAAACATAATTTGCAACTTTATTATAAATTAGGTATTGGTAACTCTGGATATAATAAATTTAAATTGTACGCTTATTTTCCATTTTTGAAAAGTAGAAGCATGTATTATAAATCTAATATGTATTTTGGTAAACAAAGATTTTGGTTTGATCCATATAAAACTGCAACTTATAATAAGGATATATTTCTAAGTACTAATTTTATAAGAGGTCTAATAATAAATACATCAGTACCTGTAAGAGTAAGAGAGTCTATTAAGTTATTTATTGACCACATAAATAATACTGTATTTGAAGGTACTATGTGGGAACCGTTGAAAAAGTATTACGATATACCTTATCCAACATTTTATGGATACCAAGAATTAAGAAGAGCCACTATAAATAAAATAGTAAACTTTGATAGTACAATAGAAGACAATACTGTAAAAAATTCAATGCGATATGAAGCATCACAGTACATATCAGAATTACTAGAAAACCAGTTAGACAGGTTGACATTTAATCAATGGGTACAGAAAGATTATATAACAGCAATAGAATTATTAAAATCAATAAATATTGAGGAGGTTAACAAGTATGTCCGAGACAGAGCCGCAGAATGGAATTTGGGTAATACCTAGACCAGCAGAAGACCTATCACCAGATAAGATAAAATCTTATAGCTATAAATCATCTAAAGGGGAAGTAATTACAGTACCGTACTTTCCTTCGTACGAAATATTTAGATTTTTTAGAGATACGTTTGGAATAGGTGTAAATATTGTAGATAGAAAGGAGAAGAGTGGGATTGTATTCATAGAACTGCCAGCAATGGGAAGCAGACCGTCACAGCGCATTTATAGTTATATAAGAGCTTTTACACTAGAATACTTTACTTATGAAGATGGAAAGAAAGTCCCACACGTAATAGATTTTGAAGGTGCTGCAGTAATTGATAAGGGTAACGTAGCAAAAGCAAGTCATGCTGCAGCCAGTAATGCGTATAAGGAACTTATCAAAATGTTTGGATTTGGACTAAGCGTGTTTGAACAATATGAATCCTCAGATTTTGAAGAAGAAATAGATGTACCATTGAAAGATGTTCAAATGGAAGTAAAAGGATTCTAAAATTTTAGGAGGAAAACATGGATAAACTGAAAAAGGGAATATTTAACAACACTACAACTTGGCAGGAGATTGAAGATTTTATTGATGAGCGGATTGCTAACCCTCTAATGATTGAGCTTGAAGACGGTACTTCAGCAACGGTTATAAATTTTAACCCTCATAGTATTGATTTTAAACACTTGTTTGAGTTTTTGGACAAAGACCCATATACAGATACTCATGTATATATTATCCCACACAGTATGAGTGCTATATTTGGAATTATGTTTGAATATATAATGACAAAACTTGATACTCCCTATCTATTGTTAAACTATAGAAAGAATAAGTACCTTGCAGTATTCCCAAGACCAGAGTTTGAAAAAATATTCACAGATGAATAAGCTAGATACGCCCCTTTTAATTAAAAGGGGCGTAATTCTGCTTAAAATAGGGCAAGGTTGAATTTTATATCTATTTAGGATAAATCCCCTACTAAAATATTAAAATGCAATACAGAACGTTTTAGAGGGTAAATAAAGGAGATTATATAAATGCACGAAGGAGTACAAAGACTACTAACAGATAGATACTTTTGGAGATGGAATATAGACGGTAAAGAAATAGTTGAAACACCACAAATGGTATTCCTCAGAGTGGCTAAAAAAATGGCTTCTGCCTTTCTTAATATACTAAACAAATCTGATATGATAGGCACGGGAGAAAGCAAAGATAAAATAGAAAAACTAATAGATTTGGCTACTGGATTTTATAATATAATGAACTCTGGTGATTTTATGCCTAGCTCACCGCAGCTATTTAACGCACTTAGAGGTATAGATGAAACGCAAGATAACTTCAATTTGATATATAAACCCATAAAAGACACTACTTTTGCTGAGTGGAAGACACTTAACGCATTTAAAAATCCTATAGCAGCATATGGCTCATGTTATGCTATGGGTAGAGTAGGGGATAGTATAGAAGAGATATATGATTCTCTTAAAGAGCAGGCAGTAATTTTTAAAGCTGCAGGAGGATACGGTGCTAGTTTTTCTAATTTGAGATCAGAAGGAACATCTGTAAAGACTACTAGAGGACAGTCTTGTGGGCCAGTAGAATTTATGGAGTTATTTAATATGAATACTAAAAAAATAGCTCTCAGTGGGCAGCTTAAACGAGGAGCTAACATGTTCTCTCTTAGTGTATCTCATCCAGATATTGAAACTTTTATAGATAAAAAAGAAGAGTTTATAATAGATGAAGAAGACGGAATGCTTAGATCAAAGCATCTTGAACACGCTAATTTATCAGTAGAGGTATCTGATGAATTTATTGACGCTGTTAAAAATGATCTTGATTGGGAGCTTATTGATCCTCACACTAAAGAAGTTAAGAAAGTAGTAAAAGCTAAGAATCTGTATAAAAAGATAATAGACAGTGCTTATAAAAGTGGCGAACCGGGAATTTTAATGCTTTCTACTATAAACAAATATAATCCTATTAGAGATCTAGAGCCAATTACCTCTGTAAACCCCTGTGTTACAGGTGACACTTTAGTCCCTACTACTGAAGGGCTTATTAGAGCAGATAGTCTAAAAAAAGGAATGTTTACATGGAATCCAATAAAAAATAAAATGGAAGAAATAACTGCAGTGTATAATAATGGGGTTAAAGATATTTATGAAATAACGCTAGAGAACGGAATGAAACTTAAAGCTACCTCAGATCATAAATTGAAAACAACTTATGATACAACTAAAGGTGAGTTAATTAGGGTTTCTAATCTTAAAATTGGGTATAAAATACATACTATAGTCTATGTAACTTTTAATGATCCAGATAGCCTTATAATAGAACCATTTACTGGACTTAATCCTGCAACAGAAATGATGTTTAAAATAAAATCAATAGAAAAAATAGGTCAAGATGTAGTATATGATATTACTGTTCCTGATGATTTTATGTGGGTAACTAATGGGTTTATCAGTCTAGACTGCTCCGAGTACCTCGGTTTTTCTAATACTGTATGTAATTTGGGATCAATTAATCTATATAATTTTGTAGATTATAAAACAAAGATGCTAGATACTAAACGGTTAGACTCTGTTATTTCACTAGCTGTTACATATCTAAATCTAGCACTTATGGCAAACAGTTTTCCTACTGAAAAACTCACTAAGCGATCTATGGAATTAAGACCTATTGGGCTTGGGTTTATGGGACTAGGATCTACCTTAGCTAGACTAGGTTATAGATACGGTAGTAAAGAAAGCCTAGACTTTACTAAAGATTTTGTACAAGACTTCATGTATTATGTTATAAAAGCATCCCATCATTTTAGTGTTTTATCAGACACTAGATTTAAACATTATGAATATTCTGATTACGCTAAGGGGGAATTTGTATTTAAGAATGAAAAACATAAAGATAAAATATCTAAATTACTAAAAATGGGTATAACTAATTCTAGACTGTCTGCAATAGCACCAAATGGAAGCATAAACAAGCTAGTAGTGGCAGCAATGAAAACACCGGCATCAAGTGTTTCAGGAGGACTAGAACCAATATTCTCTCCTATATATACCCGTAGGGTTAATCCCGATACCCCCCAAGAGTATACTATAAACGAGATGGATGTAGCAGTTTATGATATATTGAAAGAAAGAGGATATACAGATGAACAAATTACTGAATTTGCTAATGATGAAGAAGCAATTGAAAAACTATCAGAAGAAATAGGTACTGTAA